CCTCGACTCTTACCGGTGCACTCACCCCTACGGGTGATGCTTCGGTAGAGATCAACGTTGTCATCCCAGTCGGGATGGCGTCTGCCGACGTCGATACGCTTCTGAACGACATGGGCGCCCTATTGTCGGGCGCGCAATTCAAGACGCATGTCAAGAGTCAAGTGATTTCGTTCTAATAGAACGTCTTCGCGAAACTCTTGATTTGTCTTCTTATTGCGGGCACACTTTTTGTGCTGTCCTATGTCTTTACTCTTGTGTCTTTAATTAAGATACTAAGAGTCTTCAAAAAGGAAATTTTCTGTGAAGGAAAACCTCCGTCTGAAGTTGTACCAGAAGTACAATCGCAGTCTAGACCAGAGGGGAATCCAGTTATACTGGAAGCTCCTCCGAAACGTGGTACGCGCAAACTTCCAAGATCACGAGCAATTCGACGACCTCCTCAACGCTTGCGTTAAGGAGGACTTCGATAGGCTCTGGGTCTTGGCTGAGACTATGTCTGAACAGCAGTACCAGACAGCTTGGATGCATTTCCGAGCGTCTCAGCTCTTCGCACTTATCAAGAAGCTACCGATCAGGATCAATGTTATTGACCCTGAGCAAGTTGCTCGAGAGAAGTTTCTTGCAAACGACTCTCGTATCTCCGAAGTAACCCAAGAAAAGTTACTTCTCTGCTCTGAATCTCTTCACAAAGCCCGTAGCCTTATCAGCTACGTGCTTGATGTCGAGCCAGATCTTAATGAGATACTTGGTAATTGTGCTTTCGGACCAGGCGCGTCACTCGGGATTCACGGCAATGCCACCAATGTACTGAGAAAAATCTCAGCTCAGAAGTGGACCGTTACTCCCGCGTGTGCTCCTCTCGCCTACGCTGCTATCATGGGCATCCCATGCATTGCCGACTCGCTCTTTCCAAAGAACGAAGACAATGGCATGATTTGCTATGATTACAGCGAAGCGCGGTCCACCTTCTATAAGAAGGTAGAGCTTGTCAACCACAAGAAAGTGAGCTTCGTCCCGAAGACAGCGAAGACACATCGTGTCATAGCTGTCGAACCGCTCCTCAATGGATTTGTTCAGAAGGGCATCGATACTACTATGAGGCGCTTGCTTCTTAGTAAAGTAAAGATCGACCTTAATGATCAAACCCGCAATCAAAAGATGGCCCTTATGGGGTCATTAGAAGATTGTGAGGATCCATACGTCACAATTGATCTCACATCCGCGAGTGATTCTATCACTCCCGCGCTTGTGAATGAGCTGTTCCCTCCTGGCTGGGTACAACTTTTTAATAGCGCTCGCGCTACTAAAACAGTTATCTCCGGCGAAGAGGTCACACTCAACCAATACGTGAGTATGGGTAACGGTTTCTGTTTTCCTCTGCAGACTCTTATCTTTTCGTCGCTGGCTCACGCTTGCGGTGCAAAGATTGGAGACTTCTCTGTGTACGGTGATGATATCATCGTTCGTCAGAGTGTGTCAGGTTCTCTTCTGGAACTCCTCGGTATGTGTGGGTTTATCCCAAACATGAAGAAGACTTTCCTAAGTGGACCGTTCCGTGAGTCTTGCGGTAAGGATTACTTTCGAGGTTTCGACACAAGGCCCTTCTACCTTAAGGATTTTATCCGCAAGCTAGAGGACGTTTTCAAGTTCTGTAACGGAATTCAAAGTTCGGATTTTGTCCGTACCTTCTTCCGTAATGTTCCAATGAAGTTCTTTGGAACGCCGGATGAGCTCTTGTTCGTAACACTTGATAAAAGTGCAACGGACAGTGCTATCTCGGTAGATCTTGATGTGTACCTCGCTAGTCGTCTCACGACGTTTAGCAGGAAGTTGTTTGGTTTCAAGGAGTATAGGCTGCGGTTTAAACCCGTAGCCGATAACCTGAAAACACCGTACTTCCGGTATGCCTTGGCGTATCAAGCTTTGATCGGATCTCCTTCTAGGGATCCTTTCACAGTCCGATACTCATCGTCACCTAAGATAGACGAAGTATACGTCTCTGTATGAGCGTATAACGTTGCCTGCCTCGGATGGGCGACGTCAAGGATTCGCTAGCGATTCACATCGTAAGCGTTTTGGTCATTGACCTGGGGAGTATGCAGAGCATACTCTCT